TGAGCCGCTCTTCGTGGTCTCTGAGCATCTCCTGAATCCCCCCAAGGATGGTGGTGGTTCGGGCCTCGAATCTGCCCAGGCCGTTGGCGATCTTCCAGAGGGCCGTGACTCCTGCGCCGCAGAGGCCGAGAGCGGCAACAACGAACTCGGGTCCCACTGGTGCTGCGGTTGTATCTGTGGTCAGTCTGCGGACCCCGCCCTAGATCACCTGCAGTAGCTGCACCGTCACGTCGAACAGCAGGCCGCTGCGGTGGGTTTCCGCAGGCTCAGCGGCATAGACCCAGGCCGTGCCAAGCGGCACGATGTTCGCCGGGTCGCTGTGGCCTGCCCAGATCACGTTCGGCAGCAGGAATGAACGGGCGCCACCGTGCTGCCCCCGGTAGTGGTTGCGGATCTCCTGGGCCTGGTCCTGGCCAATCGTTTCGTAGACCAGCTCCAGGTTGACGCCGTAGCGCGTATCGCCATGCAGGAACCGCACCGAGCCGCCGCCGAAGCCCGTCTCGGTGGTGACGGGGAACAGGCCGAAGCCGTAGCGGCGCTTGGAGGGTCGAACCGCCGGGAAGCTGGCCATCAGTTCTGCAGGGTAATCACGCTGCTGCCGACGCTGAAGGTGGTGTTACTGGTGGTGACGTTCCCTCCGAAGTCGTTGTAGAACACCAGCAGATCATTGGCCGCGGTGCCCGTGGACTTGTAGACCACGGCGCCAGCAGCGGTGATCGTTGAGCTGGCCCAAGATTCGGCAGCGAACGTCAGTGTGGTGCGGTCGTTCGCGTTGTCGCGGGCCACGGTGCAGGTCACGGTCTTGCCGCCAGCGGTGTATCCGCCCGATGCCGCCACCTCGTTGGTCACGTCGGCCCGGTCGGCGTGCGTGTCTTTGTTCGGGGTGTAGCTGCTGGTCACCAGCATCATCTTGAAGGTGTTGGTGTCCAGGTCGATGTTGCCCCGGGCTAGGTCTTCGTGGAAGGAGTTGTAGATCAGGCTGGCCATGGTGGTCTGGGGGTTGGGGTCAGGCTAGGCAGAGGTCAGATCGCCTCGCGACGGAAGGCGCGGACTCGCTGGGCGCTATTTTTGTTTAAGCCAAAGGACAGTTGTCCAAAGGCAAAGTCATCAGTCCATCCGCGTGCTGTGTCTGCGGAAGCCTGAGTTGACGACCAGTGCAGGTTTGGCAGAAAAGCCTCACTGTTTCCGGTTTGGAATGCACTTACAGCAGTTTGGCCCGGAACAGTAGTGGTGTAGTTCGCCACTCTTGCTGGCACTGAATAAGCATTAACTCCGCTGTTTGTCGTGTTATTGGCTGTGCCAGGTTTGAGATTAAAATACGCAATTTCAAGCTCAAGCCTTGACGGCAAATACCAATCCGTGAATCCGCCAATTGATAGGTTGACGCAAAACTCAGCAGCAGGGTGGCTAGTGATTCCTGCGGTAACCATTGCAGCGGTATTGGCAGCGCCATTAAAGTCGCTGCCCGTGCCCGTCGTTGCGCTGGCGGTTGTCTTAACGGTGAGCATTGTCGTCAGCGTGTACCCGGTTCCAGACGCTCCGGTTGCCGCAGGCGCCACGATCAACCTGTGAGTTGCAACGCCATTAGCCGTGTGCGAGATGTAGCCAGCAAAGTATCCGCCGCCGTATGCGTCTCCAATGCTGGGCTCAACCACACCGCCATCAGCCACCCCGGCCACTAGGCTCAGTACGACTGTTTCGTTGATGCCTTCTGCTCCTAAGTTGAGCGCATCCCCGGTGAATACGCTTAAGGCGATGCCTCCAGTTGTGAATCCGCTGGCGGTGCTATCACCTATCACTTCGCCAGCCGTCAGTGATAGAGCGATTGCTTGATTCAGTCCGTTTTGCGCACTAAACGCAGCCCCGGCAGACAGGCTGAGCGCAACTGATTCGCCGATGCCCGGCACGTACTCACCGCCAGCAGCGGTGCCAGTTCTTAGCCGCAGCCGCAGAAACAGATCAGCGCCTACCACACTGGCAGCAACAGGCGGCACCGTCTCCAGTGTCAGGCTGACGTTGTGGCCGCCGCAGGGTAGATCCTCAACCGAACCTGGCCCTGCGTACCGCCACAGGTAGTTACCTGGCACGTAGTCGGTAATGCTGCCGTAGCTCACCACATCAGTCGGCAGCGCAAACGATCTAAACTCGCCTTGCCTGTTGCTGTAGTGATTCCAAATGTCGAGCATCTCGGCCTCACCCAGTCCCAAAAAGGTGAGCCGTAGCTGTGCGGCGAGGAATACGTTGCTGTGCCTGACCCGATTCTGAGCGCCGCTGAATCCGTTGAATGCCGTCGCCGGATACTCGCCAGGGGTGAAGGTGCGAGAGCTGGGGACCAGGTCGGGGAAGGTGCTCATTACGACAGTTTGGGCAGGTCTTCAATAAAAACAGTGTTGTCTGGGTCGTCGGCAAATGTGATTTCTGCGTTTCGAGATTCAGACCATTCCACGCTCTTGTAAAGCACGAACAGATTCGATCCGCCTAAGTTCATGACAATGGTTGAAGCAGGCTGAGAGACTCTTGTGACCCGGATGATCAGACCCGGCACACCGTAATTTGAACTGGTGTCAACAAAACAAGTACGACCAGGGCCTCCGTCAAAATCAAGATTAGTTACCTGAATTGTTAAGACGCCTTTTAAAGTTATGCTTTGTTCTTTTGATACGCTGGGCACAGGCGTGCAGGTAAACGGAGCAAAGCAGTCGCAGAACGTTGCCCCTCCGTCGATTATCGCTTTAATGGTTAGATCTCTGCCGCCTGCGTCGTAGGTTCCGTCTCTTGATGGCGGGCTAGGCTCAGAATCACCTAGCAAACACGGATCAGTGATATACGTCTCGCCATCATTTTCATATTCAAAGGAGACGAATCGGTAGTTCCAGTCATTGGCGCCCAGCACATTGGAGCCAAGCTCATCAGGCGGGAAGACCGGGATGGAGAATCCTGATCTCGGCACACGCACCGCCGATCCAGGCACCACGTTGCCGTCTAGGTCTAGGTTGCCAATGATTGCAACGGTCGGAGTGTCTTCGGGCACGCCCTGCGGCGGCTGTCCCTCAAAGGAGTTTTGTTGCGGTGCTGGGCAGGCAAGCACCACGTTTGGCCGGAGATCTAGTGCATCGCCTGGGTTGGGATCGGGTTCAGGGAGCCCGCCGCCGCCGCCGCCGCCGCCGCCACCACCGCCGCCGCCGCCGCCGCCGCCAATCGGCACATCAGGATCAATCGGCGTAATCTCCCCGCCCGGATCAGGATCGGGAATCGTCCAATCATCGTCAGGGATCTCGTCGTCATCCTCTGGCGAGTTCAAATCACAACCCAGGCCCGTCAGGTTGCAGTCGTACAGATACCCCGTGCCCTGCGCGTTCACCACGTCCAGGGCGATCAGGCTGCGCAGCTGGGAGTCTACCGGCATATGGCTGAGCTCATAGCCCACGTCGCCGGCCAGGGTCTTGGTGATCCGCTCCACCTGGTAGATGTAGTCATGGAACACAGAGCCACCGTTGAACGGATCCCGCGCCAGCCGGACCCGCACGATGCTGCCTTGCTGCAGCAGGGTGTTGTGCGCCTGTGGCCGCACCTTGAATCGGATCGTGTGGGTGCTGCGCACACGCTTGGAGAGGATGTAGGCGCCGACCTTTACAGCGTGATCTTCGCGGGTGCAGAACGCGCTCAGGTCGTGCGATTCGTAGGGGCCGTTCTCTGCTGTCCCTTGGTACCGCACCTCGGCGGTGCGCATGATCCCCAGGCAGTCCTCAAACTCCTGCCGCCAGATCATCTGCGCCACGAATGGCTGGCTGCTGCTCCAATCGCTGTAGCGAATATCGACGGACCCAGGGATCACCAAGTCGTCGTTGAACACGTACTCCACGGTGAGCGCCGTAGTTTTGATCGTGCCGTCGCTGTTCACCGGCAGCAGCGGTTTCAGGCTTTGCCGCCCGTTCACCGTCGCTGGCCTGAGTAGGTGGTAGCGCCCCCACCGGCTGAGCAGGTCGCTGTAGTTGACCGACTCCCTGATCCAGCAGTTGGTGGTGATGTCGTTGGCGTCGAGAAACCGGCTGGCGTCGGTGATCGAATCGGTGTCGATCAGCGGCAGCGGGATGCGGGCCGACTTGTCCATCAGCCAGTACGCCAGATCAGCGAACGAATCGCTCGGCGCTGCGGCCTGGTTGTCGAGCCAGCGTTTCACGTCCATGCCCTCCCGCACGAACACATGAACCTGGCGGTTCCACACGTCGAATCCATCAGGGATCGTGACTTCAAAGGAGAGCGTGGAGATCCCCCGGTAGCGGCCGACCGAGCCGCAGTGGTAGGTGGCCTCGGGCTTGTCGAATCCCTCCCGCAGCTGGATCACGTTGGCGGGCTCCCAGCTCCCGGCGCGGCGGTCGTAGGTCTGCGCGGCGGATCCAACCCTGCACTGGCGTTGGAAGATGTCTCGCACCTGGAGCTGGCCAATCTGGCCTTCGCTCAGGACCAGGTGGTAGTAGGCCGTGACCGCGTTGTTTGTGTCGTTCTCGAACCGGCATTCAGTGGCCTTCGGTGAAATGAACACCCCGCCTGTGCCGTTCCGCCTGCGGCCGAACACGATCGGCACCGGATCGCCGATCACGTGCGCAGCCTGCTGCACGTCGAGGGGGTTGTTGCCCTCTGCGCCGCTCTGCTCCGATGGCGTCGGGGTCTGGCCGGCCTGGATCGCCAGCAGGGCCAGGGGGGCGGTGCCGCGGATGAACGAACTCATAACCGGCACCCCACGCCCATCAGCGCTGTTGTCAGTGTCCGGGGCGGCACCGTTGCGCCGACCGGGGCCAGTGCGCTGCCGAGCTCCAGGGTGAACGAGGTGACCGTGGCGGCAGCGCCCACCACCTGGCCGTTGAACTGGGCAACGAGCTCCTGGCCTGCCACTGGGCCAGCAGCTGCGGCGAAATCATCGAACTGGTAGACCTGCAGCTCAGCGACCCAGCCTGCCGCCCGGGCCCTCTCGCACACCACCACGGCCCGGGGTGTGGCGGGGAGCTTGACGCTGATCGCCTGCTCCGTGCCGCTGTCGCCCTCCACGAACCCGTCAGCGATCAACGCCACGTAATCCCACTGAGCTGAGCTCCAGGTCACCTGCGTGGACCAGTACGACTGCCAGCGCTCACGCACGATTCCCGATGCGTCGGTGAGCTTGAGGAACTGTGCTTGTGCCCTGGCCATCGCTCAGCTCCACCCCAGCGCGACGCGGGCCTGTGGGCTGCGCAGTGCCCCCACAACCTGCTCAGCGACCTGCTGCAGGCCCCGCTCGTAGTCGTCTATCGAGACCCACCGGCTGCCGTCCTGCTGCTGCATCACCGGGCCCGTGGTGACGTTGATCTGTGGGGATGCAGAACCGGATTCGGAGCGGCTGGAGGCACGCGAAGGGATCACGTCAGCGCCCCGGGCGCCTGCCAGGAAGCGGGAGCTGGCGGCCTGCATCTTGCTGGCGGGGATGACGTACTCATCCTCTCCACCCTCGCCCACCATCGCCAAGGTGGGGCGGGTCACAACGGCGCCCTGGGCGAAGGCGGGGACGGAGACGTAGCCGAGCTGGGGAATGTCTGGGGCGACGGGAATGCTGTTGTAGCCCCGGATCACATAGTTCACCCTGTCGATCAGGGAATTGATCCCGTTGGCGATGAACTGCATCGCACCGCGGAACACGTTGCGGATCACGTCGATCACATAGGTCCATACGCCCACCACCCGATTGCGCACGGTTTCCATTGCCCGGGGCAGGAACTCGGTCAGGGTTGACCAAGCGTTGCGGATCGGTTCGACCAGATAGGTTTTGAACGCTTCACCCATGGCAGTCCAAATACCCACCACCGCATCACGCCACGTATCGACAATGCCTTGCAGGGTGGAGAAATCGCCGCTCCAGATCTTGCGGATTTCATCGCCCCATGCCTTAATTGCGCCGGTGAGGGTGTTCAGGCTGACGGTGACGATGCCCACCACCGCATCCCACAGCCGCACGAACGGCTCGCGGGCGAACTCCGTCCACTTCCACAGCCAGGAGACAAACTGCGTCAGGGGCTCGCGGAACGCAATCGCCATGGCCACCACGGCGGCGATGGCCAGCACGGTCCAGCCAACAGGGCCCAAGAAGGCCAGCAAGCCAGGAATAAACACGCTGCCGACCCAGCCGATAAATCCCAGCAGGGCGCCTTTCATCGCGGCCACCGCAACGATCACCACGGTCTGCAGGCCGGCCCAGCCCACCGCTAGGGATGAGATCGCGAGCACCGCCTTGAGGCTGCCCAGCAGGGTGATAAACG